AGATAAACGACAATTATGTCGTAATCACCTTAAAAGTTGACGGTCATTATTTTACTAAAAAAATTTCCCCAAGCGCAAGCACTTGGATACAAAATATAAAATTTGATCATCATCTAAGTGATTACGATGTAGTACGGGGGAAGTTCCCGCTCATTACGCCGTCCGTAATGACAATAGCATCCCTATGCTACTGGAAGATTGTACCTAACTTGCGTTGGTACATTAAGAAAACAATGTAGGGAAAAGTCAGTTCCAATCATATAATACAAATTTAGGTCCGAAGATCCTTCACCTGTAGGGTTAACGATTGGTTTTGTGATGACTTGTACATCGAATGTATCCTGATCTGATCCATCAACCTTTGAAGGGCTTGATGTATTGCCAGGATTTGTGGCAAGAAATCTCCGATTTGAATACATTGGTAAATGTACAGAGATTCCTGTCTGTGTGTGTTGGTTGGTTAAGGTTCGTCCTTGAAAACCCGAATTTTTAAGGATTCGAGCATATGAAGAGCGCACTGAAGCTGCTTGACCTGCACTAACTGCCTGGAGATCAGGTCTAACGTTTGTGAAAGGGCCAACAGCTCGTGTCACTTCAATAGTCGATAATTCATGTGGACTATCAACATTCATATGGTACACCATACTACCTCTATGGGCAACAAAACATTTCATTATATTAGTCAAAAGAGACTGCTTGACAATGTTTGCCTTAAAAGGAGTTGGTGCTACTATTCCAGGAATAATAAAACTACCATTTGGATCATAACCATAATCCAAGGGCATTCGGGGAAATCTGAAAGTATTATAACAGATTGATTGTGCTGATGTCCCCGGCACAGCAAATGGTACTGACACATAGAAATTCGTGCGCCGCATCAATTGACGTAAACTTACAATATGTTCTCCATGGAACACTAAATTGATGTTTTCATCTTTTCGATCAGCCTGAATAATCATTTCAGTTGGTGTATCATACTGAAGTTCGCCAGATTGGATGTTGAAACTGGAGTAATCCTGTGGTCCTTCACTTGGTGCAGCAAATTCCAAATTTTCTGCTCCCCAGCAAGATACAACAAGTTGGATAGGAGCTGAAGCAACTGGAGATGTCTGCTTAGTAAAGACTCGCACAGAAATCTGTCCATTATCACTTTCAGGATCTCGCGCAACAGCATTGTCACCAGAGGTCATATGCTCCTGAAAAGAATTTGTTGCAATAGCTGTTTTGAGATATCCTAAAGCTTGCATGTAAGGAATTCTAATTTGGAAATCAGACTCTTCAGAGATGTCAACAATCTTGGTGAAAGATGTTGTACTTGTCTTTGATGTTGCAACAGTGTTTCCATCAGGATCATAAGTAATACGCAATCGACCACGATGAAATTTTGTACTGATAATGCGAAATCGGAAGATGATATCACCTCGCCAATATTGAAAATAACGATTCAATAGTGCCATTGGAGTAGCATAGCGATATGTCTCACTAAACTGACGAATCAGTTCCGGCATAACTCGAGATGTGAATAAAATTGTATCCACATTATCACCAGCTTCCCATGTTGACGTGTAAATCCAGCTCTCATGGCCTACAAATTCAGAAATAAGTAGCTCATCTTTAGGTGGAAGTCCCACTATACGAGGATCGATGCTCAATTCATTCTTCGCGTCAAACGAAAGTTTTTCAATTGGTGTGGAAATTTCTGTTGAAGCAAAACCATGGAAGGGAACATTCTTAAAAGGATCTACATCCTTATTGTTGGGAACATTCGTAAATCCAAAGTATTTTGCTACAGAAGCAATCTTGGATGCAATAAAACCTGTAGCCATAGCATAAGGTCCTATAATAGGTACTCGTCCCAATTCACGGCCAGCGCGTGCGATTGCCGATGCTGGTCCCGAAATTGCTCCATCAGCAACTTCATACTCATCACCCGCTTGCAAAGCTAGATTGAGAGTAGGGCCTGCAACACAAACATCAGTAGCCCAAGCATAGATTTGAATGGTAGCACCTCCTGAAGAAACACTGTTAGCATTTTGAAGTAGCGTAAAAGAGCGGACATTAAGCGCACCCATTTCATCAAAGTCGCCAGCACTGTTAATACGGAGCCAATTCTTGTAATACATAAACGGTAAGTGCATTTCACCACCTTGACTACTCTGCGGATAAAGGCAGATATGCGGTCTTTGGGAAAAGGGAACTTGCGCATTTCTCGAACCCGTACCTTCTCTAATAGAATTGGGATCAATAAAGCTTGGCAAAGGTGTATAATTCATATATGCTAAACCATAATAAAATGGAGAAGCATTGATCATTACTTTCACGTGCAAATTACAACTCAAAAGAGAATAGTTTGTGATTTTACGTTTGATAACATCATCACCAAAGTATGCAGACCAAGGTAAAACAGTATAATTAATATCTGTATTTTCATCCCAGGTTTGCGAACTAATCAAGACTGGACGTTCCATAAATTTCGCAATACTAGCTTCAGCGGCATAACCTTCATAAAAGGTATTGTCACGAATAGGATTGAAATCATACGTACTTCCAGGATTTTCATCAACATATTCAAGAATAACTTGATTGCCTTCAGCAGCCGTAGTTGAACTTTCATCGATGGTTTCAGCACCAGATTGAAATTCTAAACTAAGAAGACCGCTTGTTTCACTATCAGATAAAGTATCTTCAGGATTTTCTGCAGCCAAATATTGGCGAAGGTAATCAAATCTTGTTTGAGTTGATCGCAAAGATAGTGGAACAATTTCTTGAATTTGAGGGGAATCCACCCCTCGCTCGACTGGAGATAATGCTCCAGTTCCATTGGAAACGCCACTTGGCGAATAGTTTGAGTTTGTTCGATTGTTGATTGGTTGTCTAATACTAAACGCTGGCCAATTATTCAGCGTCCAGATCGATTCTTCAAATTGGGCTTCCGTTGACCCGGCTTCTAAAAAGAAACTTTGTGGTTCGCACATACGGAAATGTATTGAAAGTCCATGCTCTCGGAAGTTATCACAGAAGATCGGATTGTGACCCGAGCAGTAACTACTTTCAACATATACATTTTGGTTTATATATTCGACCATGCATATTTGGCCGCTGCGAGCACCTTCACCTTGGTAATGACCAAAGGCTATTTTTCTGACGACAGTAGGGTGCTCGTGTCGTTCAGTTATTTTTCCCAGATAATAATGTTCAATTAAATCTAGAGTGTAAGCATCTGAGCTGATGTCAACATGTCCTCCTAATCGGATTGGTTTAACATCACTAATCTGTATAGTTCCACTTTGTAATTCGAAAGAACTCATATCAAAATCATCATTTCGTTCAGGCTTATATGAACAATCTGAATCAGGATTTTGATAGTATTCTAACAATTCACAATGTAGAGGAAAATCATTTGGTCCTACATAAAATGCAAGATCATACTCGGTAACACATTTCATAATTTGATTTCTGAAAGTTACATAATTTTCTTCTCCATGGAAAAACATCTCGCGCAAAGCACTTGACATAATAGCAACTGATTGTAATTGCTGGGAAATAGTCTTAGATTTTAATCCTATGACTAAGGATTTTTCAATGGATGCAATATCCAATGGTGCAATATATCTTTGCAATCTATCATCAAATACAAATCTCCGTTTAAGGAAATCAGATTCTCTAAGAGTTTTAAAGAGAAATTCACCATCTTTCTTATCAGCTCGTGTTAAAACAACACCGATCTTTTCCATCTCAGATTTAACAGCAGAGAAATTAAACCATGGTGCAAGTGTACTATTGACACCTGCAACAAAATCATCACCATAAGTGACAAGTTTGACATGATCTTGAAATTTCTCACACGTTTTATCAGCTGGTGACAAAGCACTATAAGACAATCTGAAATAGAATGAATTAACGATACAGTTAATAATAACTGTTAAGGCATGACCACTTGGATTGTTTCTTAAAAAGGTAATTAGATCACCATTAAAGTTCACCCATGAATAAGCTAAATCTGCTGCTAAACAATGGTAGTGCAATTGTTGACGTGGTGTAAGTACTTTATATCGCTGCATCAATCTCATAGGGATGAGAGCTGCTGCATAAATCAGCATTGCCATCATAGACTTATCATAGTTCTTATAATCTCCATCAAAGAGATCATCACCGAACCATTTTAGAAAGTCAACAATAGATTGCCAATCTTGCGAATGGGTATTTGTACCGACAGCACATTCAAATGCTAAACGGTTACGCTGAACAACTCGAATAAAGGATAGACAGTATTTCCTTGTTACTAAAGTGAATGCGAATGGGCATCCAGAAAATACTCTAGTTTCTCCTTTCAAAATTTTATCGAGTTTACGAGCTTCATCTTTAAGGCTGGCAGAAAATATTGGATTGCATCGCTCTCCTTTATCATATCCCGCTAAAATAGCCTTGTATTGCTCAAAGACTTCATCATCAATATCCACTTTACCTGTAATGCGTCCATCTTCACCCAATCGTGGTTCAATGACAAATTTCTTTGATTTATTAAATGGAAATCCAGCACTTGTGTTGAAATTTATCTTATCAACATACTGAATACCATCACCACCATTAAGTGATGTTTCAAGATCATATATCTCAAGTAACTCTCCTTCGTAATGCGGAAGGTTGCGGAATATATCATTGACATAAGCCTCCGATACAATTTCCACACGAGCCCAACTTAAGGTAAAATTATCTTGAACCATTGGTAAAAGCGCATTGCGCCAAGGTAAGTACCCCTTTAATAGGGGTTTATCATGAGTGTGTGGGATATTTCTCTCATTTTTCCAGAATTCACTTACTAATGTTGGTGAAACGAGACTCTTTGGATGAGATCTAAAACCCTTAAGGCTACCAGCACACTGGGCAACACCTTCTTCTACATAAAGTAGGGGAGATTTTTTATTAAGTGTCTCTAACTCATAAGAATTCATGGAACATGATAAAGTTACATCTCCAACATCCACAATGTATTTATTAATAAAGAAGTCATCAATGACTTCTCGATCAATTGCAAATGATACAACCATGTTGTCCTTAGAACTCCCCAGGTAATGCATACCAGCTAATATAGGTCCATGGAATGATTCAACAATCATCATTGATCCACAAAAACCTTTCTCAGTTGGATTAACAACACTACCTGTAAAGGCCGATACATCTCCTTCAACTTGAACATTATGTAGGACTTTTTTATTGATATTGTAAATTTCTCTATCAAATTCAATGAGTCCTTGGTCATTTCTATAAATATAATAACCATTACATTTTGCTCCAAAGTTTTCTGAAGCGAAAAGATCACGTAGATCTCTTCTAGGCGCAACTTGAGGAATAAAGACAATTGCCATATCTCCTTTCAACCGAGTGACTTGAGATTGACCAATGGCTACATTCTTGAGATTAGAAGTAATTCCGGGTAGATCTTCTTGAAAAATCATATCAATATAGAATTCATCTGTAGTTGGCATACTATGTGAATTCACAAGGTAATACCTATCACAGATACAGAACATATTATTATTTCTGTAAGTACCATTTGATTTTATTCTAATAGCAACTTGATTCTTTGAACAGATCTTAACAAACTGATCTTTTGGTAATGCTTTATAACTTTTGGTAAGACGGTGTGTATCCAAAGGTGACAGAACGTAATTTTCATTTTTCCAAGGATTAAATCCTTCTCTATCAGTCTTCTCCGGTGTCGCACCATCTTCGTCAACAATTCGTGAGACAACGCCGCCTTCCATCTTATAAGTGGCTTTTAAAACCAATTTCAAAGCTGCTATAATGGCTGTCATAACGATTAAGACTTTAGTAAAAGGTCTTTCACCAAGAATTTGTTCAGCTCGCTCTCCCATATTAGCAAATATCTGACGCATCTGTCGAACACCTGTTTCAGTGCCGACTACGACTCGACGTGCCAATTGGACTTGTTGATAATTGTAGCGCGCTACTCCAATATGATCTGCTCTCAATCCATTTGAGAACAATCCAAAAAACATTTGGAGGCCACACCACATAAGAATCACTAATTCCGTAAATAAATTTCGTGAATAAGTAATTATAGGTTGAGGTAAACCAATTTGCAATTGAAGATTAACCAAACAGGTTGTGCAGGAACCTTCCATCATGTCTTCTTCCGACATGCAATGGTTGCAGGTGCTACAAATTGAACCACATGCTTCATGGTAATTTTTCCAAATACAATTATGATGACAATGATCACATAGATCTTCACCTTCTTGCAAATGTGGTTCAGAACACATATAGCTTGGTAAGCCATGTTCGCAAACTTCAACAGTTTGGAATGCATTTGTACTCTCCAGCATTTTGTTCTGATTAGAATAATGCTTAGTGATAGCACTAGCATACCACTTAAAGAACTCTTCTTGGTTGGCATTTTTGAGAATTAACTTCTCTTCAGCCAGTAAGATACGCTCTTTTTCATGGCGCTTCACTTGTTGTGGCAAGATTTCATGTACTGTAAAATCCCATAAATCAGCATATTGACCCTCCACAGGGGGGGGTACCAAGCTAGAATCTAACATAGGTGAATAGCCACATGATTCTCCACTATCGTTTAGATACTTTTTACGGTATTTAGCCTTAACGACAGGTTCAATGATATATGGCAATCGCCTCTGTACAGCAGAGGGATGAGAAAAATATTTGTCCACATTCATTGTTCTTGTATTGGTGCTTGCACCAACTATTTCAGGTATAAAAGGGACTTTACCTTTTTTCTCCAAGGCTGCTTGGTTAGTAACATAAGGCGCGGCATTGATCATTTGAATCAATTCCAACAATGATGGATCTCCTTGAGATGCAATATCTGGGTTCATATACCCTACATCATCTACCATGACATAAATCACTTGCGAATTGTATCCACTCATGAAGTCATCATTTGGGTTTCTAATATAAATGTATTCTTCTCCTGTAGGAAAATTTTTAAACTTTCCAAAAAAATGAAACATCATCATAGTAACATATGTTTTACCAATACTAGTCTCACCAAAAAGTTCAAAAGCAAAAGGTGTACGTCTCATTTTACTAGCACGCTTGATCGTCAAATGATCTGAGCGCAAAAGTTTTAACTGAGAAACAGCTTCTGCGATAAATTTCCGGTCTTGGATACTCTTTGCTAATTTCTGCATATTCTCTCCTTTTTCAATAGCTTCTTCTAAATCATGTATATATTGATGTTCAGTAAAACCATTGACTTCGGGATAATCTAGCATCAAACTCCATCGTTTCAATTCTGTAAATTTATCAAACCAAGTTGTATATGTGGTTGCTGTATGAAACATAGGTCTCAATGAACCTTCCTCATAACACGTTTTGGCTTTGGAAAAAACGAATTCTACGACATCTAAGATTGCATAGATAAATCCGGTTACTTTTTTTGTTTTCTTTCGTTCGATGTTGAATTCTGCGTAAATTATTTCGGCAAAATTTTCAGTCAAACCGCATTGCTCCAAAAGTGAAAAAGCCATGCAATACCCCACTAAACTACGAATTTTAGCAGCTAGGGGTGAATCATCCATACGATCCCAATCATCTAGAAGGTCACGTACGGGGGGGGGAACAGGTGCTCCCGATTGGAAATGAGGTTCCGATAATTTTAAATCCATCTTACGATTGAATTCAACTTCAAAGGATGTAATCATTTCCTTGACCCTACCCACAACAATAGTGGATAGGGGTTTAGCCGATCTGAACTTAAGAAAGGCTAGGACAGCAATAATGCGATCCTTTGTACTTTTTAGTTGATAAATTTGGAAGATCAAAAGTGTAATATCTTCCACATTCTTCAGGAGATTATCAGATTGCTCTTTGCTTCCTGGCATCAGGGCACCTAAGGCATTGCTTACCGCCTGGAATAATTCTTGAGTTTGTGTGATCGTAGTAGTATTCATGGTTGTGCTCTGTGATTTTTAAGGACGTAGTTTTCTCCGAGTCACAGATATCCGATTGTTTAACACTTAGGAATGTGCCCTCTTGGTTTTTTACCTAGAGAAATAGATTTAAATTATCATTAGAAATCTAAATAAGAAAAGTAAGCTAAGGCTTCATTAAGGCCAACATACATCGATCAGATCGATGTTGCATATTATTGCATATCTTGCCATTTGAGTCAAATGGACACTGTCTTGATATAATCAGGAGGGAGTGATATGTATATAATATCTTTTCATATATGAATTAATAAATCAAAGAAAAAACAATTTCTTATAACTTCTGGTATTTTTTATCTAAATTTCAATGCTCTATTATTTTTAGGGTTTTTGCGAGTTGAAATCATAGTTTTTAAGTATTTTCTTCAGAATTATAATATGGTTCTTTAAATATAAACAAAAGTTAGAGAACTATAACTAATGTTTAATCACATAAATAAATTTTAAAATTCGAACGTGACAATTCGAATTCAGATGGGTTACCATCATCTTAATGTCATTCATAACCACGACATTAAATATTGTCATTTAATCCAAATCATCTCTTGATGATCGGTGACTCTAGTATTATGCTAGACTTGGATAAGCAGGGTTGAGCTGTCAATACTCAACAAATCCAAAATTTTTTGTTTCTTAACGCGATAACAAACGGTTCTATTATAAAGCCCGAGACAGGGCAGTACAAAAAAGAAAGTATAACTTTCCAGTAATTAAATTGAACTGTAAT